CCAGCGTCTATTCCTGAAGTTTTGCTAGGGGTTTTAGCTACAGATGGGTTATATAAAGTAAATAAAGTTTCTATTCCTTCCGTCTTTATGGCTAATGTGGGTTCTCGAGATGGGTTACCTTTGGCTATAGTTACTAATGTTCATAATGCTCATGTGAAAGATAATTTAGAAAAGATGAGTCGTAATGCCTTAGAACCGAAAGATGTTGTGCAAAAAGATATGATAGCGGCTACGATGATGCTTTTGAAATCTTATGGGTGGACTCCTGATATAACTATAGAGTGTGAGCAACCTGATTGGGATTTAGTTAGGGAACATTTAAAGAAATATAATAGTGCAGGAGGTATTACTCCTTTTTATGAAGCTGTTACTTTACAGATTATAAAAGCTAAAGCGGAAGATGGTTATATTACAGTTAATAGTAAATATGTTAAACGTCCTCCTAAGAAAAAGAAAGATATGGCGGATGAGGTTGTAGAATTAACAAGGAAATATTTAGATAGAGTTTGGGATGAAGCTGAAAAACATAAAGTATGCGATAGAATATTTCCAGGGGAATCTATTAATGTTAGTGCTATGAAATATGAGATACTTAATGGGCTTACAGGAGCTAAGTGTTTTGAAGAATTAAAGAAAATGCATAATAAGTGTCGTATTTTTTTCATAGAGGCGGTTCATTTTATAATAGTGTCTATGATTTTTGCTTCTCCTATATTTAATTATGTTAACATTAATGGAGTAGAGATAGGTACAAAACTGAATAAGGGAGGCCAGGCTAGAATATATAAAAGAATGGATTGTGGTTCTACCATTCCTGGGGACCCTATATTTGAAACATTGTATACTATGTTTCCTTTTTTGAGAGAGCGGGAGTATTTTGGAGGAGATTTTTCAGGATTCGATATGACTCTATTGTATCGGTTGCTTAATGCCGTAGGAATGTTTATAGCGTTCTTTTATTCGTATAGAGGAATGAATGGATACGCTGCCCGGACTGTTATGTCAGACATCATTTACCGGTTGACTTTTAAATATTTGTATATTACCTTTATGTCTAGATTATATAAGGTAGAGGGAATGATGTTTTCTGGGAAGTATGAGACATCTAACGGAAATACTTTGTATCAGTGTATCGTTTTCTTTATGTATTTGGACCATAAGTTGCGACAATATAAGGATAATAAAAATTTAGTATATTTAAAAATAGGTATTAAGTATCATTTGTTTTGTTTTGCTTTTAGTGGAGATGATAATTTTCTTGGCTATCCTAAAGTTTTTTCCGATTGGTTCAATATAAATGCTGAGGATTATAAGGAATTTGTAAAAGAAAAAGCTGGCCTTATATATAAGTATATTGAGAAAGCCCCTTTGTATGGAGTTGTTTATTGTGAGGAAGTATTGCCTGAATTTTGGGTTGAAATTAAAGAGAAGACTGTTAAAGGGATGACTTTCTTGAAGAACTCCTGTGTTCATGTATATGAGAGGTCTTATGGTTCTACGGTTTTTGAGTATCAAGGTATTCTTACGTATAGAGATTGGGATGAGGTGGTATTTAGATTAGGTAATTCTGATAAATCTAATCAATACACTGTCACTGTTTTTGCTAAAATTATGTCGTTGGCTAATTTGTGTATTGGAAATCGAATGGCTTTTTCTTATTTGCGTCATTTGTATAGAACTTTAAAGTCTGTGATGCAGTTTAACGATGTAATTAGGGTTGGAGATATTAAACATATGGCCAGGAAGTCGGGTGCTGTTTATTATTTGATTCAAGGGAAAGATGATGATGATTATATCGAATTTCCTAAGATTGAGGATTTGAGAGATGCTCACAACGCTTTTGTAAATTATGATAATAAGCGATCTATGTTGACTTTTAATACTCTTTATGGTATGGGATATAAAAATAGAGATAATGTGGTGATTGAAAGAATTTGAATCTGTCTAAAAAAAAAAAAAAAAAAAAA